TTCTCAGAGACCCACTCGTCAGCAACATATTCAAGATAAGAGTCAACACGCTCTTGAAGTTCCGACTTAATAGTTGCAACTTCTTCAACGAGTTGCTCTTCATAAGCGGACTTAATGGACTCTTCGATTTCAACAATCTTAGATTTGATTGCTGCTTCGAAGATGGTGCGTGCCTTCTCTTGGAATTCTTCGGAAAGTTCTTCGCCTTCGAAAAGTGCATTAACGTCTTCTTCGACGCTAAACTCTTGCTCAGCGATAACCTCTTCTTCAGTAGTCTCCTCTTCAGAAACAACCTCCTCTTCGGTGGTCTCCTCTTCGGAAACAACCTCGTCGGTTACGGTCTCTTCTTCTTCGATGACTGCTTCGGAATCGAGTTCTTCTTCTTCCTTAACACCCGCTGGAGCAGGATCGGCAGGTTTTGCACCTTTGGTTACAACATCCTTAACTTGCTTAAGGGTTGCACCAGGTGTTTTCAGCTTAGCACTATCGTCGTCTGAGCGATAGTTTTCGGGGGTAGGACCTCCAAGATCCTCCACAGATCCGGCAACGGAAGTATCCATTGCGTCTGCAGGCTTCGCCCCTTTGGTTACTACGTTTTCCATTTCTTGTAAATTGCTACCAACGGACATTTGAATATGTGATTAAGTATTAATCTGTATTTATTTATATTATTAGAGATTTGCTAAGAAATCGTTGAATAACGACAACTTATGCTCCTCAAGTGCTTTTTGCTGGACGAGGGTGTTAATTCTCTTCTCAGTCTTTTCTGCGAGTTGTTCGCGGAGGATTCCTCCTTCCCATACCCACTCTTTTCCTTCCATAATTCCTGAGACAAATGCATCAGGTGCAGAAGGATCAGCAACGATGTCTGCAGCAGTTGCCAACATGAAGTCTTCACCGACAACTTTACATCCTTGATCTTCTCTCAATGAACCAACACCACGAGAAGAAACTCCCAGAGTTACTCCTTCACCGATGAGAGATTTTGCAATCTTACCCATTGGTGTGTCGAGGAGTTGTGCCTTACCCATAAAGTTGTTTCCCTTTTGCTCAAGGGAGACGATTTTATGAGAAACGCGGTCAAGGTTTACGGTAGGACCATCGGGATGTCCCAGTTCACCCAGAGCACGACCCTTATTTACGAAAGCTTCGTTATAACGATTTACTTCCTTGGAAAGAGTGGCAACAGGATACATTCTTCCATTGCGATTTTTGATATCGCCTTGTAAGAAAACACCCTCAATAAACATCTTCTTGGCATTTCCTTTGCCTTCGACGATGAATTTTACCTGAGATACTTCTTCTGTGATAAGTTTCATTTGTTTAGCCAGTAAATCCTACTTTTGCACCCTTGACAGCAGCATTTGCAGCAAATACGCATTGTGTTGGGTTTTTTTCTAGGAACTCAGTTGTTCCTCTCAACATGGTGAAAGAACCTACAACATCACCGCTTCTTGTCTCTACAACAGTGACAAGGTGATCAGCAGAAGTTGCTGTATTTGTTAAACGAACAACAGTTGCCTCAGTGAAACTTGTTGCTGTTCCAGTTGTTGTAGGGAGTGCTGCTTCTGCACCCTTACATAAAGTTCGTGACATTATTCTTGATCCTCTTGGGGCTCTTGATCAACTTCAGTTTCAACTTCCTCTTCTTCAGATTCTGATTGGTCAAACATAGACTTTGCTACGTTAGGACGAAATTGATCAATTTTTTCTGCCGCTTTACCGTACAGAATGTCCTTGATTTCATCAGAAACTTTCGCAGCCGCCGCGTCTTGGGCGATTAAGTCGATAATATTATCCATAAAATAGGTATAATGTATATTTTCTATTTATATCTCTGCCGCTTTGGCATCTGCTTCAACCGAAGCAGCGTCCATTTCTAGGTCTGGTTCTTGTGGAACGTCGCCCATCATACCCATTTCATCACCTTCTCCAGGTAAAGGTTCTCCAGTAACAGGATCTACTGCACTGGGATCGGGTAAGATTCCGTCTTTAATTTCTTGATCAATTTGCTCATCAATCTCCTCAATTTCAACATCAGTCTGACGCAGAACTCTCTTACGAAGATATTCAACAGAATAATACTTACCAAGATAGGGTTCCATTGTTGCTGCAAGACCCAATCTTTCATTAAGAAGTTCGGTCTCTTTTAGTTCGGCAAACTGATTATCATATAAGAAGTCGTACTGAATGTGATCGGAAAGAATCTCCCAATCTTCAGGAGTGATAATGTTCTTGAGAATCAATTGCGTTCTCAACATATCATTGAAGAGATTTGCGAATCTTTTTCTCAAACGACCAACGAATTTGGCGAATTTTAATTCGTCACGAAGGATCTCTGATGATCTTCCCAAATTAAAACCACCATCAGCAGCGATTCTAGATTCGGGAACACCAAGTGCTCTGTAGAGTTTCTTCTGGAAATATTCAATATCGGAGAGTTCTCCCAGATTCTGACCGCCAGGCAGGGTAGTGATCTCAGTTCCGCGACCACCTTCTCTACGAGGTAACCAGAAGTCCTCCATCATAGACATAAACTTGCGGTCATCACGAACTTCACCAGTAGATGCGTCGTAAACCAGTTTATTTCTATAGCGAGACATAACCTCTTTGAGGTATTGCTCTGCTTTTACTTTAGGAAGATTACCAACGTCAATGTAGAAGATACGACGTTCGGGTGCTCTGGATAATCTGTAGATAACCAAAGAATCCTCAATCATTCTAAGTTGATTGAGTGCTTTGATTGCCTTGTGCATATAGGAAAGGCAAGTACCCTTGTTCCTATCAAATAGACCAGAGGTCACATATGTGATAGAGTCTTTGGCGATTTTTACAGACTTTTGCTTGCTTGCGCTATTACCAGAATATACGCCAGTAGGATACTGAGGTTTTGGTGTATAGATGTAATACTCTTCGATTTCAGGATAATCTTGCTTTTCTTGATTTTTATTATCTTGTACAGTTATCCCAGCAATACTAGTTTTATTATCCTTTCTCTCTTGACGAACATACTTCATCTTCATGGGATCAATATATCTGATCTCTTGAATCCCATCCTGAGGTCTCTTGACATCAATGACCTTCATATAATAAAGTCTTCCGTCAATATACCAATTTCTAAAAATTTCATGAGACTTCTTATCGAAGTCCATCATTTCTTTAATATGTCTAAATTCTGATCTAATCTTACTTTTAATGCTATCACTAGCATTAACATTTGATAATTCAATTTCAATAGGAGAATCATAGAGGTCGCTAACAATCGCCTCATTGACAACATCTTCAATAGCACCATCACACTCAGGGTGAAGTGCCATCTCACGATATCTTCTAATTAAGTCGTACTCAGTTCTATAAACACCTTCAATATCTACGTATTGACCATAAAAACCAGACTGAATAAAATAATCTGCCCCGTCCTCATTATTAGGAGGAACGGGGGAGACTACCGAGTCTGGTTTATTATCTGAATCATCAATTGAAAAACCAAAAAGTTTGGCCATAATAAGTTAAATTAGTCTTTTCCTTCTTCTATTTAGTTGATGTCTTCACCGCCTGCATTAGCGCCTACTCCCTTGAGAGCTTCCCACCACTGAACTTGGAATTCAACAGTGAACTCTTCAACAGAGTCGGTTGTCTCATAAGAGAGATCAATTGCACTAATTTGAGTGGGGAATACATCGTGGAACTTGTAAGTTCTCAGAGTAGATCCATCACGGTCAAGTTGGTGGACATAAGCATCAGGTTGATATGCAGCAGGATCTTGTGCTCCAGTTGCATCTTCCATGTTGTTGATGAAGTTCATCCACTTCTCAAACGCAGAGCGAATGGAGAAGTCAACATCGTTGATAACGGTGATTGTCCAGGTATCGAAGGTTCTATCACCAGCGATCTTCAGAATTCTACCTCTGAAGTTTACTTCGATTGGGGTGATGTTTGAAGCAGGAAGCTGTGCTGCTTTACACAGGAATCTTGACTTCTCCTTGACATCGTTTTCGATTGTCAAAGGATCGGGGAAGACGAGTTCTACCTCAAACAGATTGGGGCGAGCACCGCCACCTGCCATCTTGCTCTTAAAGCTGGTGATTGTTCTTAGTGGCGGTCTATTAAATTGGGTTGCCATTGTTCTTTATTCCTTTATGAGACGAGATTAAACAGTGCCGATGACTTCATCGAACGAAACACCAGTTCTGGTGGCAACGAAGGTAAGACCAATAAAGTTGATTGATCTTGCAGGTTTAATAAAGATGTCTGCAATGAACTCATTATTATCTATAATGGCAGCAGTGTTATTTGTTTCGTCACAAACAACTCTGAAGTCAGTGATACCTCTCTTCGATTGAACATCGCGGAGGAAAGGTTCAACAATGTTCACGAAGTTAGTTCTCGTGATTTCATCGTTGAATTCGAAGAGTTGATCTTTCGCAGCAGCGGAGATTGCATCTTCAAGGAAGATGAACAGTCTACGAACGTTGATACGATCGAATGCAGATGCCTTACCAAATGCAGTCTTGTCACCAAAGAGGATGATTCCTGCTCCGGGAGAGAAGATTACAGGGTTAACTCTGTTTGAGTAGAGTCTGTCTCTCTGTGTTTGAGAGGGGTTGTATGCAAGTTTGACAGCATTGAGGATTGCACCTCTTGCAGTTCCAGCAGGTGAGAACCAGGGGAAGTTGTTGATGTCATTTCTTGCACAAGTTCCAGCAATGTCTCCGTTAAGGGGAACATAGCGGAAAGTATCTGCGAATCTATCGAACATATACTTGTAACCGCTATCGACTACAGCATATGAAGAAGATGTCAGGGGTGCCTGGAATGCAATGACGTTATCCGTCATGTCAGCAGCAGACTTAAGAACGGTTGTATCTCCAGATCCACCTAAGAATGCACCTCTGTTAGGTGAGATGAATGCAACAGCGTCTTTTCTGATTCCAGCGACAGCAATCAACTTGTTAGCAAGTGCCTGTGTCTCTGACTGAGAGTAGTTACCGGATCCCATCAACAGGAAGTCGATATCGAACTCATCAGTATTTTCGAAGAGATCGTAACCTGCAACCAGTTCTCCAAGACCAGCGGTCAGTGCGCCAGAAGCAGTAATGTCTGTTCCACCGTCATAGTTTTCACCATTTGCTAAGGTGAGAGTGTTTGCACCAGTTCCAGAGAAGCTGATTCCTTGTGCATCCTGATCCCATCCACCATCAGCAAACCTGGTGAATCCACCAGAGTTGAATGAAGTTGTAGTAATACCAGCGGGTGCTCCACCACCAAAGATGTTAGTAGAGTTGTTTGCAAGGAACTTTCTCCAGTAAGAAGGTGCTCCAGCAGAGAACTCAGCATCTTTTGCTTTGGAAAGATTCAGGTGCTTTTCAAGAACCGTACCTGCATTTCCGGTGATAGTTCCTTTGTCGTCAATTACAACAACGTGAACTTCATCAAATCTAGAACTTCTAGCAGCAGCGTAGGATGAAGTTCCAGGACGATCTGCGATGTTGTTCCACTGAATCGTGGAGTTGCTCAGATTGATTTGCTGTGCATCGAACCAGTCAGCGGTTGAAGTAACGGTAGTTGTGCTACCACCACCAGCATTTGCGCTAACTTCGTAAGAAAGAAGTCCAGCATTGTTAAACTGATAGACACCACCAGGTTGATAGTCTTTGGAAGTTTCAATTCCTGCTGCACTGACGTGTGATACGAACTTAACACCAATTGTTGAAGTGTTAACTTCGGTAATGATTCCTTTAAAGTATCCGTCAAGAACAGTAGTTGTTCCTGCTCCAGGAAGAACTGTGTTTGAAGGAACTGCTTGGGTAACACCCATACCAACTGTCAGTGTAGAAACACCAACAACCAGGTTTTGGTCTGCCTTACCATCAACGATTGCAACTTTGATACCGTTTGACCAGGATCCGGGATTTCTTGCAACGGCGGTTACACCAGTAATGGTGCTTTCGTCGTATCCCTTGTTGTTGTAATCGTCAAGACTCTTGATCTTGATTGTGCTGATTGTTCCAGCAACACCGTTTTGAAGATTGGTGCCGTCTGCTCTTACAACACTAAGAACACCACCATATGCAAGATATGATGAAGCAACTAACCAATTTTCATAATGGTTGTCTGCGGAATATGGTTGCCCGAAATTATCGAGAAGTCCCTGCTCATCCTCAATAAGAGTTGGGTCGCCTACGGGTCCTTTGGCAAAAGGAGCGACGATAGCAGCATTCTTATCTGTTGCCGTATCAACTCTACCAATGGTTAAGTCAACTTCTCTTACCAGAATTCCGGGAGATGCTAAATTTAGAGGCATCTGTTTCGTTCTCCTTTGTCCAGAATTATCTGAAATTATTTATTGAAAAGGGTATTTTCAGTGGGGAAACAGTGCGTGAACTACCAGTCTGGGTATTCCCACGAAACCTTCTCGTCTTTTTTCTTTCTATTTTCTATGACTCTTTTCTTAGTGCATTCTTTACACTCATAAGAATAGGCAGAAGGTAAAGTCCCCCTGCCCTTTCTGGTCAAGTAAAATCCATCCATCAAATCTTTCTTCTGACCACAGACTCTACACTTCCTTTCATAAAAAAGAAGATGCTCAAGTTCTAGTTGATCATCAAAGTCCATTATTTTTCTGCTGCATATAATGCAAATGTAGAAGTAGTTATGACAGTCATCATATTAGCAATATGTTGCTTTACCTCAGAGTCACATTTCTTACCAGGCAAAAAACAACCTATAATAGTTGCTCCAACAATTACTAACTGAAAGCAAATAACAATTCGTATTAGATCTATAACTTTACTTTTGGTATCCATTACATGTAATCCCACATGTAGGAACGATCGCCATATTCATCAACGTGCCATCTGTCACCATCACTATCTACGAATGAAGGTTGATCGAAACCATCAGAAATAAATCCGAATGGTGCCATATCTTGTTCAATCTGATTTTTCTGCTCTTCATAGATTCTTTTACGAACATCATTGTCCGTCATTTCCTTGAAGTAGTCTTGTGCAACTAACCATGAAAATAATACAAGGCACATTGCCAGGTCATCATTACATCCATCTTCTGCTTCAAATGAATTATGTTTTTGTGCAAAAGTTGTTAGCTCTGAAATGACTTCATAGTCATGAACCAATAACTTATCATCTTCAAGAAGAGTTTTAAGATTGGAGCAACCTAGTTTTTTAACAGCAGCAGTTGTTCTAACACCAAGTTGAGATTTCTTTCCACTAAAACCAGATCCGACAACTTGACCAGCACGTCCTCTTTGGGATGCCATCAAAATATTGTCATACTCTAAGTCATAATGAAGGATGTTTGCTACTTGATCTCCAATATCGTTTACTTCTACTAAAATCCAAGCATTATTATACCCTTTTCCAACATCATTGATGATGCTTGGGAACATCATTGGTTTTATTTCGTTGTTTCTATACTTTGCAACTACCTTATAAGGAAACTCTGTAATATCAAACACGATAAATGCAGAATAATCGTTGCCCAAACCACGAGCAACATCAACAGTAACGAGGTAGTTATGATTTTCTTTGGGTTCTTCGTAAACATCTAATCCAGCGTTTCGTTTGAGTGGATCTTCATATACTAAAGTTCTTAATTTAGCAGGATTGATAAGGGTGTTTACCGATCCTAAAAATTCACATTCAAATTCAACTTTGAACTGTTGTTCTGATGTATTAGCAATAGTCTGCTCTTTCCATGCTTCATCTCTACCAGGAACTTCAGACCAATGAACATCGGTGGGAATATATTCGTTCTTTCCTTTCTCCGAATCATGCCACATTCGGTAGAAATGATTCATACCGCGTGGCGTAGATACGATGATTACCTTTGTGCTTTGTCCAGAAGAAATAGTAGGATAAACAGAGGCAAAGAAGTCATCAGCAATGTGATTCGGGATGAAGGCGAACTCGTCAAGAAAGATGACATTATAGGATCCGCCTCTGACAGCAGATGACGAAGTAGAGTTAGCTGAAATTTTGGACCCATTTTCAAGTTCTAACGATCGCTTGTTCCATGATATGATACCTTGTTGCATCCAGGATGGCAAGTTTTCGTAGGCAAGTTGTAACCTACCCAGAAGATCCTGCGCCGTAGACGCTTTGTTCGCTAGTATAGCTATATTGACATTATCATTGAACACTGCATAATGTAACAGATAAGAAACACATGTAGTAGATTTACCTGTCTGACGAGGCATCTTACAGATGTTAAATCTGTTTTCATGGAAGTTTCTAATTAACTTCTCCTGAAACTTGTACATATTAAATGGCACAAGACCAGAGTCCAAAGAAACAATTTTGATATATTTTCTCGCAAAATACACAGGATCGTCTTTACACTTCAAGAACTCTAAGATGTTCTCTTGGGTAAATTCAATTTGTGTATTTGCTTTTTTTAGATTAGGATTACCAAGATATACTTCACTCATAATAAAATTAAATTATCCCTGATAAACTACCGATGTTGCATATACATCTGATGCACTTGAATAAATTAAATCCGTTCTTTTTTTGTGAATAATGATCGGATCTTTTCCTGCCATATGTATACTTCCATATGTAACTCCAGCACCAGTTCTTATTTCAACTAAACGATCTGATGAATGGCTGTGCTGAATCATTACATATTCTGCACCTAATGCTGATCCAAGACCACCAGCAACTGATCCTGGAACTGACGATCCAGAACCAGCATTAACTAGAGTTGATTCTCCTAAAACTTTAATTACTTGCATATCAGCAGTTCCACGCTCTAAGGGACTTATTGATTCTGCTATCAGGATCGTTTGCTGTTTTCTTTGAGGTAAGTTTTTTCTTCATACCTTTCATTCTCGCGCAAAAAGACGCTCTACGCTTGTTCCCAACTTTCTTTGAAGGTCTCTTAAGATCGCTTCCTGGATTCTCACGTTCATAGCTTTTTCTTCCTTTTTCGTTGAGTCCACCTTTTTCATTTTTCCCCGACTTTTTTGTCCATGCTGCACCCTCCTGAAGTTCAAGATCTGCCCTCCAATCAGAGAAGTGCGCTTTGACACAACGGTTATAAGTTTTACCAAACAGTTTTTGAGTTCCTGCTTTCTTATACCCTTTCCAACACTTCTTGCCTGCTTCATCGATAATTTCGACTTCTTCTCTCTTCAATTCTTCAGCGTCTCTTTTCAATTGCTTTGCAGCAATCATTGTGCTTCTTGCTTTATGATACGCATCTTTAGTTTTTCTATCCATATCCAGAGTTGAACTACTTCTAGCACGTTCTGAATCACCTTTTTCTTTAGGTGTCATTTCTTCTTTCTGAATCTTTGCCTTTTTCTTATAAGTCTCTTTGGGGTAAGATTCTCCAGTCTGAGGGTCTCTAACTGGTGCAGTGCCCTTTACATAAGTGACTGAACCAGAGGAATACTTACCTTCTTCAATCTCAGTTGATGGACATTCTTTTTTGCCGTGAATGGGGCACTCTTCACCTTTGTGAGTATGGGAGCAACCTTTCTTTTCACTAAGAAGAGGTTCTGGTTTAATTAAATCGACAGTTTCAATTTCAAGTGCTTTGAATTCATCTCTCCAGTTTGAGAAATCATAATCCTCTTTCTTTGTGCTATTACCCCAGTTAGCAGCACCAACTTTACGACACTTAACAAGTGCTCCAGATGCATATGCAGAAGGCCAAACAGAATAGCGAGACTTTACCTTATGGTAGCAAGCATCTTTAGTACCACTACCCTTACCTTTTCTATCTTTTCCTTCTGTGGTAAGTTCTCTTTTAATTTCTTGTTTCATGGTTTCTTTTTCTGCTGCTTTTTGTTGTTGCTTTGCAATTTGTGCTCTGGATGATTCACCTGCTCTCTTAGCGGCATCAAGTTTGGCACGCTGCCTTTCTCTCAACTTGGCAACTTTTGCCTGCATTGTTTCGGAGGACTCGTTTACCTTCTTTTTCATTTTTTTCTCATTAGCAACACTATGGTCCTTTCCAGTTCTAAACTTAGAATCGGGACCAAATCCAGACTTAGCAGGACCATACTTATCTTGCATGTGACGAATCATACGCTTAGATCTATCAAACTTATCAAGACCCTGCTTATCTCGCATTACCGCTTCACTCACCTTTTTCTTTTTGTCAGTAGCGACATAGGTTGGTTTTGCAGCACCAGTTTTTTGTTGTTGACCAGGATCTGCTTTCTTTTTACGACGAGCAGCAGATAGTCTTTCCGACTTACTCATACTTGCCCTCTTTGCAGAAGAAACACATTTGGGTGTTCCCTCACCGGGTTCATCACTAGCACAAGTACCACCAGTTACAACGTTAACCCAACCACCTTTACCATCTTTAGATTTAGAACCTTTGAACCACTTATGAAGAGTTCCTTCATCAACAGTGTGTCCGTTTTCTTTACGGAGCATACCTTGAGGGTCCACCATAAATCCTGCAGGAATAGGTCTGCATTCTTTATTGGTGTAGCAATAGTAATGACCAGGTTTGCACCTGCCATTTCCCTTCTCTTCGTTCATCTTCTTTTTACGTCCTTGACAATGAGCACGCTGAGAAAAACCTTTAGGGTTGTTGCAGTCAATTGACTTTTTATATTTGTCAGACCAACCCATGATCAGTTTTCTGTGGTATCTTGCGTATTATTATTTAGAAAACCTTGTTTCAGCATTTTTGAGAGATCTGACGTAGATCCTACAAATAATGCGTTGTTAGTAACATTATTCTGAGTTTTTGGTTTATCTTCTTCTAAATCTTTTACCTTCTTCTGCAAATCTGCCAATTTGTCTGTTGTATCAGCAACACTCTTAATTAACTGACCAGCAACTTCATATGCTCTAGGACTTGCACTTTCTCCTGCAAGTTCCATGATACCATTGATTGCTTCTTGTCCCTTTTCAATTAAAGAATATAAGTTTGCTCTAGTATATTCATAATCTTTTTTTACATCATCCTTCTCCACTTTTGGTGGGACAGGTTTTATTGGTTTAGACTCAACAATACTACTCTCAATATTGAGTGCTTCGTCAATTTTATCAAAGTTAGTGTTCATGACTATTATGAATCAGTTCTAGATGCAGGATTGAATGTTGTAGAGTCAAAGAATTCAGTTTTAACTTCATTAAATCCGAAACTATCATCTACATCGACGAGAGCATCATCGGCAGCAGTTAGTTTATCTACATTTAATCCAGCAATGTGTGGTGCTGCTACAGTATTATCTATACCTCTCTTAACTGCGATAGTTTGTGCATCTATAATCTCATCAATTCGCATAATTTCACTGTCGATAATGATTCGATCATCGACCGCTAAATTAGAACTATCATTAATTGTGAGTCTAGTTTTAGTCTTAGTGATATTGGCGTTTAATACGCATACATTATCATCATTATAGTCTTTTAATGCCTTAGGAGTAACCGCATATCTAACCTGTCTTCTTGCAAGTTCTCTATCAGTGGTTGTATGATAATCAACCTGAACTTTCTTGATGAGACCTTCAGGAGTATCGGCAACGGGACCGAAGAGATAAGTTTTAGCGGTAAACTGTAAGGTGTAAATCAAAGCCCTTCGTGTAGAGAAGTCTCCCTCATAATCATCTTGGAATGAGATACTATCAAGAACTACGCTAATATCTCTTTTCTCTCCAATAACACTTACTAAATCAACACTTAAATTAAAAGATGGTTGGAAGAAAGGTAATATCTGCTCTACAATCTGAAGTGCATCATCATTTAACTTGGTCATGATATTAAGTTCAAAACCAATATTATATGGAACAGGCATGAATACCTTTCTTAAGTTTGTTCCATCAGATGCTTTGAATGTTTGAGTAATACCAGATTTTCTGGATGCATCATATTGTATTGTGTTCATCTCAAACGACATTCTAGGCAAACTCATTTGAGTTGCTTTATTGAGATCCGCCTGCTGCTCTAATCTTGCTAAGAACTTCTGAACTGGTCCATAAGCAAGAGCAACCTTCATATCACTAATGCTAGAACCACTGGCACCTTCATGACGCACATGGATATCATTAAACAGTGTTCCGAATGAAATTACTGTTTTTCTTAATATCTCGTGATAAAAATAAGTTCCTAACATTAGTAAGTACCAAAGGGATTAGATTGTGAAAAATCAATGATGTCGTCTGCTTCAACTTCAAACTCATCATTTTCACTATACTCATCGTATATATCACGGTCATCATAAGTAGAAACACTGTATGTGGTAAATGTAGTGGTTCCGATAGAGACAGTCTGTGTGATGGGAGTAAGGTTAATAGTGCTCTGACTTAAGGTAATCTGACCTGCACCAATTGCACTAACGGTTATGCCAGCACCAATTACATTTACAGAATCTGCAATATCATCAGCGATAGAAATACCAGCAGTGCTTATGCCAGAGATAATGTTTGTTTGAATGCCGATGGTTGCACCAAACGAAACGTTAGTAATAAACGCCAAAGATTCGGTAGATCTTACTTCCTCTCCAGGTATGAATCCAGATACGGTTGTTCCGATTCCCACCATAGAAATCTTGAGAACCTTAGTATCAGAATCCCAAGACTTAACTCTTGCCTCTGTGCCAGAAGTAACGCCTCTGACGATTTCATTGAATTGATATGTGCCAATACCAGTGATGATGGATGGATTTCCAATGGTGACTGTAGGTGCCACAGTATGTCCAATACCAGCATCTCTAACTCTAATAGAAGATACCTTATTATCAAATATAACTGCCTGTGCATTTGTAACTGCAGTAGTGCCACTTCCGGTGGGTTCGGAAATCGTAACTAATGGTGGACTGGAGTTAGAATATCCAACACCTTCATCAACTACAGTAAAGTTAATAACACCTTTACCTGTGGTCTCAATCAGTGCTGTTGCCGCTGCTCCAACACCACCAGTTCCTGTGTTTAAGATAGTTACTAATGGCGGTGTAACGTACCCAGAACCGGCGTTAGTAAGCAGAATCTCCTTGATAGACTTAACACCACCAATGCTAGTAGTAATCGCTACTGCAGTGGCATTAACACCGCCTGTCGGTGCTGTAGAGATGGCAACAGTGGGTGCAG